GCAGGCTTACCACTTACGCTACCGAAACGATAAGACCAATGTCGGCACGTGTCCTCTCGGATTTTACGTGCCGGAAGGTCTGTGATTTCACCTTGGAGCGTGAGTACACCTTCTTGCTTTCGACTTTTCGTTGTCTGAACAATTTGCAATTCAGTGCCCTCGCTAGTGGATTCCGTTTTTTCATAGTAGCCACACCCAAAACACCAGCCATGACCATCAGAGTAACGAGCGAGATTGTCTCGGCTACCGCATGATGGACACGGCTCTTTGAACAGATACTCGCTCGCTGACTCCATGTTCGTCAAAACTCAGAGGAAGCAGTATCTTCGCCGTTCTTATCAACAGCGACGACACCAGACACATAACTAAACGTCATGCCCTGAAGGAAGTAAGCGAATGCAGTGAGGAGGTTGGGGAGATACTCAGTGTCCTCACCACGAACAAAACGCTGGATCGTAGTGATGCGTTCACCCTTGCTGTCAAACTGCACACACTTGAACTCAACGTAGTCCTTGTTGGTGTACTCGTTGTAGTCGTCGTCAAAGTCCCAGCTCATTTGGGATGCTCCTGTAGCCACTCTTGTGGAATTGTTTCATCAGCGTAAAGAAAGCCGTGCTTCTCACACCACATGGCGTAAGTAGTCTTGCTCTTTTTGCTGATGCGTTCTTTAGACCGGGAGAACACGAACCGGATGTCGAGATCAGGACGCTGCTTTCGCACTAGCAGATGCTTCTGGCGATCAGCAGTTAGGAAACGTCCTTTGACCTCGATAATGATTCCGTTCTCTAGTACGAAGTCTGGTGTGTACTTAGCGATCTTTGCAGGCTTGAGATACTCAATAACCTGATCCTCGTATGTGTACGACACACCAGCCTTGTCCAAACTTTCTGCAATCTTCTGCTCCAGACCGGAGCGAAAGCCGTTAGAAGTTCGGACGCCCGCTGTGGGCTTCCTCTTCATTGTCAAAGTCGTTGTTATCCGTCTCGTCGTCTTCTGCGACGTATGCGTCATCATCCTCAACAGCGTCGAAGCCTTCGACTTCACGCTCCACGAGCTTGATGACCTGTACAGCCTTGAGGTTCAAACGTGCTGCCATCTTGCTGACATTGATCCAGCCAGAGCAGATGAGAACGCTACCTGATGTCAGGTCCACGTCACGTTTGATCATCGCACCCTTCGAGTCGAAGAAGGCGATCTTGTTAGGCTTGCCCTGCGTGTCCTTGCCGTAACGCTTCAAGGTAAACTCGATGTTGCCTGTCGGTTCATCGCTTTCCTTGTCAACCTCAGGCTTCCACGGCAGATGCTTCGGCTTAACACCAGCATCAGCAATAGCCTCTTTGATCAGCTTGATCAGAGGCTGGGCATCCTTTTCAGACATTACGATGCGGGTTTCAAACTGACCATCAGGGTCAGGCATGTTACGCTGAGCTGCATCGTTCCAGCTATACGGCTGGTCGAGGCGAGGGTACTTCGCAGTCCCACGAGGGGTCTTGAAGTTTACCTTCTGAGTTTTCGTCATAGTTCATCCCACAGTTTCTGGATGTAGTTTTCAAGATCATTACCCTTGAGGGTCTTCATCTTGTGGTCGAAGTCCTTCAAGGACACAGACCGGATCAGACCGTCCTTGATGGCATCCCTCACGATACGTTTGATCTGAGGCATGATGTCGTGTTCGGTCTTAGGGTTCTGTTTTGACATTCTAAAAGCTCCACCAAAGGGCGTTTTGGTGCTGTAGTGCAACATTGGGTACGCCACGGGAATGTTACCCGTAGCGTAACAAGTCAGGAGAAGAAGAACTCAGAGTCCTTCACGTCCTCTAGAACCAGCGAGCCTTTGGTAGGCAGGGGTGGCAGATCGAGGTCAGGTGGCAGCTTGCCCCTGAAGTCCTCAAGTACGTCCCTCTGGTACATGTCCACAAAGGCTGGTTTGACGCAGCTATTGAGGAACTCGGTCATACGGGTGGCGTGCACCCCGAAGCTATCGTGGACCATGCCGAAGCTTGTGATCCCCCTGTCCAGCCCCTGCATGATGGATGCACGGAGCAAACAAGCGTCCATCGAGTGGACGAAGTTGGGAGCCACGGCCAGAGCCATGTCCTTAGACGAGAGTGAATCTTGATCGACATTGATCTGCATGTACCTGACGTTCCCATCGAGTGCAGTTTTGATACGCTTCTTCTTCTGATCCACCCGGTAGTGGACGACCTCAAACCCATCAGGTGTGAACCAGTGCATACACTTGGTGTGCGCTGGGCCTGTGAGGTTCTTGTTGGCCCACTTGGTGTACTCTTGTGCGGCTTGTGAGAGCCACTGCATGGCGAGCTTACCCTTGACCACCACCTTGTCGATGGCACCCCAGATCAACTGGGAGAGCAGCACGATCCTGCGTGTGTGGTCAGGTGTGTCCATGTGATCCCACGGGCACGGATGACCATCTTTTATTTTTTCGAGGACAGCCTCACGGGTGTACTCCATGCAAGATGCGAACGTGCCTGAGTACGGGACGACCATCACTTGACGCTTGGTGGTCTTGCGATTGATCCCAAACCTGATCCAGTCCTGAGCGTCTGGAGTGTTCAACTCCATAAGCTCGTGGATCACCACGTCAGCAACATCTTGGTAGATGTCCTGCCTTGGTAGACCGGGAACGAGGTTGACGGATCGACCTCCAACTTCATCACGCAGCATGGCTGAGTAGTGTTGGAGACCTGAGCACGTAGCGTCCACAGGGACGACCATGTGCGACACAAAGCCAAACCCAGTGTCCTTGTAGTCTGCCCATTCAAAGCAGAACCTGAGGAACTGGAAAGGCTCGCTCGCAGATTGCCAGCGCAAGTCGTGGTGAGGGTCACGGGCAATGTCTACTATCATCAACTCGTTTTGCTTCACCCACTCGATGCGTTCCGCCAGAGACACCTTGTCGTTACCGTAAGCATTTGCCCCGGCGATAGCCAGCCAGTTGGCATGGTCATCACACGTGATCGGCTCACCTTGGGAGAACTCCAGCAACGCCTTTGTACTGTCTGGTCCCTGAGGGTTCAGGAAGACAGGCACAGGGTAGGCACGACCACGAGAGTCGAGGTTGTGAGGAAAGTAGATAGCTTGTTCACCCTTGTAGGCATTGGCTATCGCAGAGGTTGCAAGGATCATCAGGCGCTTCGAGATGACCTCTCGGTTAGCCGAGTGGATCAGGAAGCAAACCTTGTCGTGTTCCTTGGTGACTTCCTCGTCCACGCCATACCCTACGGGTTTGGGTGGCAGAGGCTTGTCATCCATAGCTGGCAGACCAGCCATGTCACCACCACGTACCTTCATGCACCAATCGAGGACATCGAGGACACGGGTGTTCACACGCCAAGGTGTTTCTTGCAACGCATTCACAGCCGGGATGATACGAGACCAATCCCTAGCCTCTAGCCTGTCCTTGTCCTTCCTGTTGGTTCCTTTTACGAGACCTTGTCCTTAGAGTAATAGCCTCCTGAAAACAGGTTGCTCTCACTCCACGGACGAGGAGCGACGAGCATGGGCTTGTACAAGATGAACTCTAGGATGCGGGAGAGCAGGGTGTCCTGCACGTGCTGCATCAGGTGAGGGGTTGGATCGACGTAACCACCTGTTGGCGAGATCGACACCAGACCTACCTGTTCAATGAACCACAGCAGGAGGGCCTCACCCACCATCGCCTTCTGTTCAGTTGACCAGACAGACCAACTGAGCTGCTCAGCGTGGAAGTAGTTGAGGATGGTCCTCTTTCGCCAGTGCCTAGGATAGGTTCTCTTGTCGAACTGTTTGAACAGCTTCTTGAGGAGATTTCTCCTGTTCTTGTTCTCAGCGAAGAACCTGATCCGCATCTCATCGTGAATAGTGTCACCCACCTTGATGCAAAGGGTAGTCTTCCTGAGCCTCTTCCTGTGTGTCAGAGGGATGAGGTTGTACAACGTCTTGCTAAACAGGTGAGCAATGACCTCAGGCTCAAGACCACTCTCAGCCATGAGCTTGATAGCCCTAGCATTACTGCCAGACTTATGCGGGTCAAAAGAGGCAAGCTTGTCGTTAACAGTGTAGACAAACTTTGACGTGGCCTGACTGGTATACGTCCTGCCAATTTTGGACTCAGACCACGCCTGTCTTTTGACTGCTTTACTGTTGTCCCTCTGCTGCCTAAGCTTGGCTTCAAGGAACATCTCCTGTTCGACCTGTAACTGTTGGTCGTGCATGTCTGTCCTCATGTGTTAGCATGTGCTTGCATGTGTAGTACACATGGTAGCTTGTGTTTACATATAGGAGTAGGAGGAGGTATATCAATAGTGTATAACACAGTGTTACACATATGTTAACATATGTATACACGTGTATACACTAGTAGGAGTACTAGTTTCCCCTGTTATAGTGCAACCTTGGGTGTCTCCTGCTAAACCATTGATTTTACTACAAGTTCTACAAGGTCGTTACTAGACCACAACTCGGTGAGAAGGTCCTCATCAGAGGTGAACACTGTGTCTTCATTAAAAGACCTACTCCCCACCACTATGGTGTTATCTTCTGTCTTCAGGTGAAACTGGATGAACACAGTTGGAGACAGGTAGCACATGGAGAAGAAGGAAATTAATCCTGTGGTCTTCAGGTGGACGAGGTGTTGGACAAGGGTAGGCACGGGTAGACGCTCCAGCTATTCAAGGTTGTTCCT